AATGACAGATTCGGAACGAGACGCGCTATCGCTATTTGCTGGGGTCATGCATCCAGATCGGGATAAGCGGCACGATTCCTATGGTTCCATCCGTCGTATCGCTGCGCGGGCTGGCGGCATGGTCTACCGTGATCGTCATCTTCTGATGCGTACTCCTGCGTGTTACCGGGATTTGCATCGACAGGTTGTGCGGGATGATGCGCCATGCTTGATTCGGACGCTGGCGGGGAAATCATGAGCGAAGATGAGCAACAGGCCGCTAAGCAAGGGCTGACGCTTCGGGCGTTCAAGCGGGAGCGGGATCGGCGCGTACAACGTCACACGAAAAGATTCCAGAAGTACAAATTCGGGATACTCAATACTGACGTTTTGAAACCTCTGGAACTGAGACGGAAACAACGATGAAAACTCCAGCATGGCAGAGAAAAGCGGGGCAGAGTCCGTCCGGCGGACTGAACGCGGCGGGACGGGCAAGCGCGAAGGCGGCGGGACATAATCTCAAGCCTCCAGCGCCGGCGCCGAAGACGAAGGCGGCCGCCGGACGGAAGGCGTCGTTCTGCGCGAGGATGTCTGGGATGAAGGCGAAGTTAACGTCTGAGAAGACGGCGTCTGATCCCAAATCGCGTATCAATCTATCGCTAAAAAAGTGGAAGTGCCCATGAAAAAAGCGGTATGGAATACTCCTGATCCATCGCGCATACCTGCGCGAGAAAAGAAATCTACTCCGTTGTCGTCGAAACAGAAGGCAAGCGCGAAGGCAAGCGCGGCAGCGGCTGGTCGTCCGTATCCTAACCTGATCGACAATATGAGGGCGGCGAAGAAGGGTAAGTGATGGCGCGTCGGTATTACACTGAGGACGATAAAGCGACGGCGCTGGCGTATCTGGAGGCGAATCGCGGGAATGTACGGGTGACAGCGAAGCAGGTGGGGATACCGTTTCAGACATTGCAATATTGGGCGAAGGGTGGAGCGATTCGCCCTAATATGACTGAACTTTCGGTCATAAAAAAAGAGAGTTTGCGCGAACGGTGGGAATCGCTGGCGTATCAGGCGCTGGAGGCGGCGAAGAATCTGTCTGAGGAGGCGTCTTACAAGGACTTGGTGATGGCGGCCGCCATTGCAACAGATAAATCTCAGGCGCTGGCGGATCGGGAAAATGCGGAGCAGGCGGTAACGGAAGAAAGGTTTTTGCAGGTTGTTGGTACGTTGCGTGGGTTGTTAGATCAATATGTTACCGATACCGATACCCGTGCGGTCATTGCGTCCCAATTCGCGGCGATTACTGAAGCAGGACACGCTGATGCAGGGGCTGGCGTCCCTGCTGGTTCCGAAGCAGGATGAGGCTCCCCTACCAGGCGCAGAATTAGCATACCCAGAATGGCTGGCGGTGTCGGCGTCTCTAACGGCTCCGATGGCGGCGCATCATGAGCGGGCGTGGGAGTGGTTCGATGGATTAAAGCTGGGCGTAAAGCCTCGCGCATTGATCGAGTGCTGGCCGCGAGGTCACGGTAAATCGTCCACGGTGGAGCTGGGGATTGTTCGGTCTTGCGTCCGGCGGTCGCGGAAGTTCTGGCTTTACTGTTCTCGGACGCAAGAGGCGGCGGATCGCCATGTCCAGAGCATCGCGGAGATATTCGAATCGCTGGGGATTGAGCGGGCGGTGAACCGATACGGCTACAGTAAGGGCTGGTCGGCGTCCATGCTGAGAACCAATACCGGATTCAGTGTGCTGGCGTTCGGTCTGGATGCCGGGGCGCGTGGGGTCAAGCTGGGAGCGCTTCGTCCGGACGGGATTGTTCTGGATGATATCGATGAACTGGGAGACAGCGCCGCCAGGGTCGAGAAAAAGGAACAGACGATCACGCAAGGGGTGATTCCGGCCGGTTCTATCGACGCGGCGATTGTGTTCGTCCAGAATCGAATTCACGCAAATTCGATCATGTCGAAGACGCTGTCGGGCGATTTGCGGATGCTGGCGAATCGTGAGGATCCTGCGGTTATCATAGCGGTCGAGGGGTTGCGGACGGAGGAGCGGGGCGGCAGGGATATCATCGTCGAGGGCGTCCCTACGTGGTCCGGGAAAGATTTAGAGATTTGCCAGCAGGAAATCGACGACATGACGCTGCAGTCGTTCCTCCGGGAATGTCAGCAGGAGGTCGGGGCGGGCGGTCTGCTGTTCGGGAAGTTCCGCGAGGCGATTCACGAATGCACGCCGTTTGCGATTCCGAGGCATTGGAAGATTTGGGCAAGTCACGATTACGGTACGAACGCTCCGGCTTGTTCTCATGTGTTTTGTTCTGATGAGGCGGGCGATATCTATGTCCTGGGTGAGCATTACCAGGCGGGGCAGGAATCGTCCCAGCAGTGCCAGTCGTTTCTGGATTTGTGCGCTCGGTTAGGGGTGGCGGCGCCTGTTGATAAGGCGAATCCGGACGGGGTCTGGGATTGTTCGCGGGTGGAATTGGTGGCGTTTGACTATGCGTCGACGTTTCCGCCAGAGAATCCAGAGCAGCGGCTCGGCGAGTATCCGGTCGAGGTCTGGTGGCGGCGTGGGGTTCCGGCGGTCCGGGCGGTCAAGGATCGGAAGGCGGGCTGGTCGAATGGCGGCGAGTGGATCGCGGCTCGGCGGGACGGGAATCCTCGGATGTGGATCGTGCGTGGGGCGGCGCCGCGATTGGTGAAGTTTTTGTCGGGCGCGATGTCTGCGGTCAGTGATCCAGACGAGCTGGATGCGGGTTATCGTGATGACCACGCGGGCGATTCCTGGCGTTACGGGCTGATGGTTCGCCCGTACAAGTCGCCGCCGGCGCCGGAAGCGGTAGCGCAGAATGCGGCGGTAGCGCCGAGATGGATGCAGAAGCGAGGGAAAAGGAAGTTATGAAAAAGAAGAAGATGTCTGACGCGCAGATGAAGCTGGTGCGGATGATGCAGAAAATGGAAGGCAGCAAGGCGGATATGAAGGCGGACATGAAAAGCGGCGCCGCCGAGAATTCCCCTACGGACATGAAGCAGGACAGAACGATGGCCATGCGGATGATGAAAAAATATTAAGAAGTGATGACTCATTTCTTATTTATTATGCTTGTCCTGACGATGGGGGCGGGCTTTTTTTTCATCTGGCGGGAATTGTACCTGCTGCGAATCGGGCGCCATGTGTTGTTCCCGCGACGAGCGGAGCGGGCGAAGAGGAAGCTGTGATGTCGATAAAACCTCCGGGGCGCGAGACGCCAGGTCAAGTCCTGAATTTGATGCTACTCGCGGCGTTGGTGGGGTGTGTCGCCTACGTCACGAATATTATTTTGCTATCTACAAGGTGAGGAAGGAATCGCTATGACTAATTGTGTTATCGGGTCGTTCGTCAATGCGACGACGAAGGAATCGTTTGATGTCGCTTTCCAAAACGAGGAGGATTTCCTCGCGTATCAGGAATCGCTGGTGGCGACGGGGGAGTATTTGGTGAGTGGTAGTCGTCCCGTAAAATTTATCGACGATGTTCCGGCGGCGATTGTGGAGATCGCGGCGCAACAAAAAGCGGCGCTGATCGCGCGTATTCGGGCGACGTTCGGGGATTCGACGCTTGATCAGGCGGGGCTTCTGAAGCCTCTGGTGGACGCGGGCAAGAAATAATCACATGAGAATGCCGAATTGGTTTGGCGGATCGTCTGCCAATGTCCCGAAGCTGAATGATCCAGATAATCCCAAGTCTGAATTAACGCCCAGGGACTACGAGGCGAAGGATGGTCGATCACAAGACCAGATTGGCGCCGACCAGCGGCTGTCGGCGTTCGTGCAGGATTGCTTCACTCGGGCGCGGCGGGCGCGTCAACCATTGGAACGTGACTGGACGCTCAATATCGCCATGATGGAGGGGCGCCAGTGGCTGGGGTGGGATGATGCGACGCATCGTGCGATATCGCTGATGGATGATAACGAGCAGGATCGGTACATCACTGATCCGCTGATCGAACCATTGCTCACGAAGTGGGTGGCTCTGGTCACCACGACGAAACCGGACGCTTCGGTTGTTCCGATGAACGATTCGGATGCATCGAGGCTGGCGGCGCGTGAAGGTAACGCGATTCTGGGGCATCTGGACCGGCGCTGTAATCTGGCGGGGCAATCCATCGAGGCGGCATACTGGCTCGGCGTCTGCGGGGTTGCGTGGGTAAAGGAGCGGTGGGCGCCGGAAGCGTTCGCGGATGTTCCGGTGGACGGGGCGTGTAAATCGTTGGCGGTGGGCGAGGTCGAGGAGGAGGTTCTGTCTCCCTTTGAGGTGTTTTTGGATCCGTCGGCTCGGCGGTGGCGCGATGTGCGGTGGATTATCCATGCGACCATGCGCCCGCTTTCGTGGTTTCAGGAGCATTATGGTTCCGAGGAGTACGGCAGGGCGGGCTGGCGTGTGCAACCTGGCAAGATGGGCGGCATGGGTACGGCGGCGTCCGGTGGGTTCATTTCTCCGTTCATGGCGGGTTTCGGTGGGGCGTCGGCGTTACGGACGGGGCCTCTCTCTACTCCAAGCGGGGCGGCAAACAATGAGGCGCTGTGTCTGGAGATGTGGGAGGAACCTTCCGCTAAGTATCCAGAGGGTCGGTACATCGTGCTGGGCGGCGATGTGGTGTGCTATTCGGGCGATTGGCCCTACAAGCGCGGAAAGCGATCTTCGGCGTCACCAGACAACAAATTTCCGTTTATCCGGGGCGTTTACCGGGAGGCGTTCGGTCATGCGTATGGAATGTCTCTGGTTTCTAAATTGTCGCCGTTGCAGGTGGCGTATAACCGGCTGATATCGCGCGCGTTCGAGCGATTCGATCAGGACAAGCTCACAGTCGGGATCGAAAAGGGGTCTGGGTTGGCGCCGGATGATTTCGATCCGGGGGCTGTTGGGATCGAGGAAGGTCGCAACATCCGGAAGATTTTCTTCAATCGTGGGTCGCGGGAACCTTCCTGGATGGCGCCCCCTCCCCTATCGGAACTTGTGGATCGTTTGCGTCAGAGCGTGTGGATGGATATGCAACATATCGCAGGTATCCATGATGTAGACATGGGGCAGGCGCCGCCTGGGGTGACGGCTGGCGTTGCGATTGAGATGCTACAGCAGGGTGACAGGACGCAGATGGCTCTACCTCTGCAACAAATGGAGGCGATGGCGCAGTGGCGGGCGGAGTGGCGGCTGGCATTGTACGCGCAATTCGCCGCGACGGGCCTTCCGCGCATGATCGGTCTGGATGCATCAGGCAATCCGGACCAGGCGGCGGCGACGGTGCAATCGTTCAAGGGGATGATGGGCGGCGGGATGTGCGCGCCGTATGTGGCTCCGGGGTCGGCGACGCCAAAGAGTCCGGCGGGCGAATTTCAGCAGGTGATGGATTTGTTCGGGCAGGGTCTTCTGGGTGATCCGGCGGATCCAAAAACGAAGGCGTTGGCGATTCGGTTGCTGTCTCTCAGCAAGTCGAACGATATCCTCGAGCATCTGATGGATGTGGAGCGGCGGGCGGCGGCGGCCGGACCTGATCCAAATCAACAGGCGAAGATGGAGGCGGCGGCGGCGATGCAAGCGCATCAGCACGATCAGGAGATGCAAGCTGCCCAGATGAAACTTCAGGCGGCGGCGCAGTCCGAGCAGGTGAAGTCTCAGTCGGTGGCGCAGGTGGCGGCGGCTCGGACGCAGGCTCAGGCGGCTCTGGAAGCGCAGCGGCACGCGCAGGATATGCAAACGGCGGATTTGAAGCACGAGCAGGATGTGCAGAAACTACTGGTACAGCAACAAATGAATGGAGGAGATAGCAACATTGGAAACATCCAGTGATAACTCATCGATGGATTCATCGATGGATTCGGCGGTGGATTCGGCGGTGGATTTCGATCCGGCTCCGATGGATTCGCCAGAAATTTCGAACGTAGCGGATGACAAGCCTCTACCGGATTGGTCCGAGATTTTCGGGGCGAAGGATAAATCGGCGGAAACCACGCAGTCAACGGACACGGATAAGGCGACGGATAAGGCGCCGGAAGCGGCGCCGGAAGTGACGCTGGAATCGCTGCAGGCGGAACTGGAGAAGTACAGGGCGTTCGATCCCCTACTGAACGAGCTGCGTTCTAAGGGCGTGGAGTCCGATGCGGCGTTGCGGGAGCGGTTGGCGGCGGAACAGGTGGCGGCCGAAACCCAGCAGGTGCTGGCGACGGCGCAACTACAGACCGAGCAGGAAATCGCGGCGGATATCCAGGCGCGAATCGATGCGGGTTTGTTGCCGTTCGATAAGGCTGAGCAGGAATTCGACCGCATGGTCGAATTAGCCAAGCGCGAATCGGATATCAATCAGCGGTTCGAGGCGATGGAGAATCTGAACAAACAGACGCAGGTAATTCAGGCGCTGGAAAGTTTCCCTTCTCTGAAGGCTTCCGGCGAGGAGGGATCGACGCTGGTGGCGGCTCTGGCGGATATCGCGCAGAGCGCGGGCGGCGATTACAATCCTCGGGCGGTAGCGCAATTTGTGGATAATTTGCTGACCAAGCACGCGCAATCGGCGATTGCGGCGTATGAAGCGAAGCGGACCGCGTCGGCGAAGGAACCGGCGACGATGCGAGGCGCGAACGGTTCGGCTCCGGCTCCGCTGGGCGGGGCGAAGGATGTCTCGAACTATAGCTGGTCGGATATCTTCGGCATATCGGGACGACGAGTATAAGATTTTTGATCGATAGCGCTCATTAGCGCGGTGTTGTTTGGAGAAAAACCCTGAAATTGTTCGGGGTTTTTTTTATTTCTGGTGTACGCATAGGAGATCACCATGCCTGTATCCTCTCAGGCGCTTACATTGATGGATTGGGCAAGCCAATCCAAGAGCGCCGCGAATCTTAAAATTACCATGTCGCTGTTGGAGAACGGCGGCGTTCTGGACGATTTGAAATTGGTAACAAATCCGTCCCTCGAAGTCAAGGGGCGCCGCATTACGGGCGCTGATTTGCCGACCACGGGCTGGGGTCGTATCAACCAGGCGCCAGCAAACATCAAAACGACGGTGCGACCGTTCGAGGAGCAGGTTTCGCTGGTGCGCGAGCTGATCCAGGTCGACCGCCGATTGAAGTCGCAGACGAACTGGATTGATGATCCGTTCGCCACGCAGATCGATGGCGCCGCTAAGGCGCATATGTACGATATCAACGACGCGTTCTTCAACAATGATCCGACCGTATCGGGTTACAACCAGGACGCGATTGTTGGTCTGAAGGGTCGCCTTTCTGATCCGGCGACGTTCGGTCTGCCGGTGGTCAGTGGTTACACTCCGTTAGCGATCAACGGTTCTTCTGCGGCGGTGGGTAACAATCCGGCGCTGTCTCTGAACCTTCAGCAATCGATGACGCAGGCGGACGCTCTGAACTTCCTCGAAACCATCGGTCAGGCGTTCGCGTATCTCGGCGCCAGTGATGGGCGCGATTGTGTCGCGTACTGCAACTGGAAGGTGAAGGAGCGCTGGCTCCGGGCGGCTCGATTGCTTAATCAGGCGTTCCGCATCGATACGGACGCGTTCGGGCGCGAGGTGGAGATGTACCGCCAGTGCAAAGTGCGCGATATCGGATTCAAGAAGGACCAGACTTCCCTGATCCTTTCGAATACCGAATCGTCCAACGGCTCGGCGGTGACGGGCGGCTCGGCGTGTTCGATTTACATCGTCCGCTATGGAGATAACTACTTCAAGGGGTGGCAGACGAACATCCTGGAACCGGAGTATTTGGGTACATCGACGGAAACGGGTATCTACGAAAACGTGCTGATTGACTGGGGCTTCGGGCTGTACTACAGCAACACTCGTTCTTTCGTCCGAATTTTCGGGATTCCGATCAACTAATAGAGAAAGGGAGAAAGGCGGCGGGGGAAACTTCGCCGCTGGTACACAACTATGGTACATGATGGCTTGCTGTCGCTTCAGGACAGCGTAACGAAGACGGCGTCGTTTAACTCGACGGCGATTTCCACACCGACCACAACCTCGCTTCTGAGTGAGGATATCTTCGCGGAAATCTTCTATTCGGCGGCTTCCAATGCTTCCGGGTCGAACACGGTGACGTTCAGCATCGAACACTCAGACGATAACTCGACGTTCTACGCGCACACCAGCGGGGCGGCGGACGCGATTTCTCTGTCTACCACGGCGAAGGTCGGGCGATTGTTCCTTCCGTGTTCAAGCAATAAACCGTACATCCGTTTGGTTTGTACGATTGCTGGGGCGGGGTCTACTCCAACGATTACGTACAATGCGTTCCTCGGAGTCAATCGACCGTAAAAATAAATAGAAATAATCCTCCATGATGGCATGGGGGATTATTTTTTATTGAGGCTACACCATGACGATGCAAGAGATTCGGGCGGAATGTCGGCAGTTACTGTTCGAGACGGGCGATGCGCCTGGGGCGACGGCGCCGCTTCTGTGGCAGCGGATTATTACGCGGTCGGTGGACAAGCTGGCAAAAGATCATTATCTGTTGTTCGGTCTGCTATCGGCGAATCTGGTGGCGGGTCAGTCTCGGTACTGCATTCCGAATGTGTTCCGTGAGACGGGAATTTATATCAAGTACCCTTCGGCGACCAGCGACAAGACGCCGGTGGAAGATTTACAGCGGCGACAGATGCACAAGCGGAATCCGGGCTGGGAGAACTGGGCTTCGGGTACGCCCCTTTACGCGGTGTGCGATGCGGCGGGCGGGCCGTTCGATCTCTCTCCGGCGCCGGCGGTGGCGGTGACTAACGGGTTGTTCGTCGAGGGATACTATGCTCCGGGTCAGGTCTGGGAGCGAGACGCGAATGGCGCGGCGCTCACGCTGACGGATTCGAGCGTGTGTCCTCTGCCGGATTTTGCGTTGTCTGCGCTGATTTATGAGGCGTCGTATATCCGATGCATACAGTTTCCCACGAAGGAAAACGGCGCCCGCGTTGCGATGTTGCAAGCGGAGCGGATGCGGGAGATCGGGGAACTGGAAGTGAAGGCGGCGCGGTTCTTCCCGCGAAACCGGGGAGGGAACTATGGCACGAACTAAGGTGCAGCTGGAGAACAATACCCTGCTGCTGTTGGATGAGGCATCGAATACGACGATAGCCGATTTAGCGACGGGGTCGGGCGGCTCGGCGACGATTGCGACGCTGGCGGTGATCGATAGATATATCGACGAGGGCGCGGCAAGGTTGTGTCGATCCTGCTACCTTTTGCCGGGAACCGGGACGGCTTCGTATGCGACGGGTCAGCGGGTGATCGGTCTGCACGATTTGACGGGCCAGATGGAGCGCTCGGCTTCGGCGGACGGGTCGCTGGTGTGGGCGTGTCTTTCGGTGGTGTTGGGTACGAACTACCTGGAGCGGACCGATATGGCGGCGCTGACGCTGATGCCGGGCTGGGAGACGACGGCGAACGGTACGCCGCTGGTGTGGGCGGATATGGGGCAATCGATTCGGTTGTGGCCGGCGCCGTCGGCGGGAGCTACGTTGACGGTTCAGGGGTTTGTGACGCCGCCGTCTATCTCGTCGGTGACGTTTACCTGGATGCCGGATGATTTAGCGGAAGCGGTGGAATTGTACGCGGCATTGCAGGTGGCGATGAAGGTTTCGAGCGATGAGACGATGAGGGACAAGATTCCTGTGCTGATGCAACGTTTTGACGGAAGGTGTGCGAATCTGTGGCAGAAGATGACGGGGGCGCTGCGGGATCGTTTCTGTCCAGTGGCGCCCACGTTTTTGTCGGTGGCGGCGCAGGCTGGTTAAACGTCTCCGGGTTGATATTTTTCCAGATCGGCGTTGCAATCGTGGATGGTTTGACGCAGGGACTGTATCAGTTTTTCCTGTCTTTTGTTTTCGTAGCACAATAAACTGATGATGACCAGGTATATGATCAGCGCTGTCTGTAATACTCGGATTTTCATGCGCTGATTTTACCTGATTCGAGGGGGTTTTATGGCGGTTTTGTATCGGTATAGCTTCGCTGTTGCGAATTGGGCCGCCATGACGACGACGGCTAAGTTTTCGGACATTTCTCCGGTTGATCCAGACGGGCGGACAACCTACGAATCGGGCGATAGTGGGCCGAATTACTCGCGGTTATTCGGGGCGATGTATTTCGGGTCGGTGGAGACTGTCGCGCAGATCAAGGCGGAACTGTACGCGTCTGTCCCAGGCGCGGCTCCTCTCCCCCAGCGGTCGTATACGATTTACACGTCGAATGATGGCGTAACGTGGGCTTCTGCGGTGACGGGATCGCTGACGGATGGGTGGTCCTCGTTTGTTTACAATGGATCGCTGACGGCGGCTTATATCGGTATTTACGTTTACTCGACGAATGCGGCGCAGATTCCGACCAGTACGCGGATGGGTACGCTGATCGTGACTGATCCTCCCCTATCATTTCCGCCGGCGGATGGGTGGACGTTAAAGGACGGTTGCAATGGTACGTCGTTCGGGTTTTCGGCGATTCCGGTGACGGCATGGACGCAGAAGGAGAACTGTTAAATGGAATTCATCGATTCTGCGTTTATCGGTCTGGATGCAACGTCTGCGCCGGAAAGCCTCCCTGCGGGTGTTTTGACTCAGGCAGATAATGTGTTCGTGGATGGGGGTGCGTTACGTTCGCGTCCGGGGAAACGGGCGCAACTATCGGCGGCGCTGGGAAAAACGATCGGGATGATACTCCCTTTCCGCAGGGCGGATGGTAGCGCTCATGCGTTGTTTGTGGCTGGGACGGGCGCCAGTGGATTGGTTTATCGGTGGGCTAAGGGGGCGACGACGGCGTCGGTGGTGACCAATTCCGGGTCGGTGACGTTCGATGCGACCACGGCGCAACTGACGCGGCTCGGCGATTACATTTTCATTACCGGTGCGAATTCGGGTAATGCCGGGAAGCTGTACCGCTACAACATTCTGACAGATGCTGTGGAGGCGGACGCTTCGGCGGGGTTGGGGGCGTTCACTCGTTCGGTGACGGCTTCGACGGGTTTCGGCTTGCTGGCGGCGATTGGGGTCGGGACATGGTCGGCGGATTACTGCGCGACTCCGACCATGACGCTTCCTGACTACGAGTTCGCCGCGTCGAGTTCAGGCAATCCTCCCTCGTCCACGTATTGGGATTACAATGCGACCGCGGTGGAGGTGGAATCTGGAAACATTATCGATCCTGTGAATTTCAATCTTCTGTACGCACGGCTCGATGTGACGCAGGATTTCATCCAGACAAAAGCGGCGATACTGACGCCAACGAAGGCGAACAGCGGGGGGATCGGCTCGGCGACGCGGTATGCGATGCATTATTCTCTGGCGTTCCGCTGGCGGGCCACGACGACGAACGACTCGCTGAAGATGACGATTATCGGGTACAGCGATACGGGTGGAACGACGGAGCTGGCGCGTCTGTCCCAGACGATCAAGGCGACGCAGACGACCAGTGCAGAGAATAAAACGCTGTATTTCTCGTTCGTGGGCGCCTGTCTGGATACCCAGTTAAAATCCGTCCGGGTACGGGTGGATTGTATGCACGACAATCCTGGGACGAACGGGCCGTATGTGACGCGGCTGACCATCGGGGCGAACGAGAATACCGGCGCTTCGACCGGATTGATACGGTTTACCCAGACGAATGCACAGCAAACGGTGACGATGTATGGCGCGGATGGCGTCAACGGGCTGATTTCGATCAGCGGGGAAAACCGGCTGACGGTGGGCGTTTCGTCGCTAAACCTTTCGACGGTTTCGCGGATATCGATACCGGTCACGCGGGTCGGCAGTATCAAGGATTTCGGGGTCAAGCTGGGGCTGAGAACGGGGCTGACGACGGCGGCCGCCAATTCGGACCAGATGACATTCTCGACGGCGAACGGGCAGGAATACCTCACGGTTGACTTAACGACGATTGATGCATCGAGCAGGACGGGTATCAACTATCTGGATTTTTACTTCGTGACGGATGTATCCAGCAGCACAGATGCGCTGGACGGATCGAAGGGAATTATCCTGGGCGATTTGTTGTTTTCTGGCAATCTGACAATCGGACAGGGTTATACCTACCGGGTGCGGGAGATCAAGTCTGCGGGAACGCTGTCAGAGGTTGCGGGGTCGGCTTCGGGGTTCTCGGCGACGATTACGCCAACAACGACTCAGGCGCGGGGTGTGGTGGTGATCGGTGGGTCTGGGACATTGCCGGACAACAGCGGCGCCTTGCTGGAGGTTTATCGACGAGGCGGGCTGGTGGGTACGGATGATACGTACTATCGCCGCGTTTTACCGCCGTTCGATCCATCGACGAACCAGAGTTACTGGAACGCGACCACGCGCACGTTTACAGACGATATTCCTGATGCGTCGTTGTTTCTGGCTCCTCTGCTGGATGATCACGATGCGACTCCGTTTTCCTCGACGGTTCCGGCGCGGGCGGCTGCGGCGTTTCGGGGGCAGGTGGTGATCGGGACCGATACGGGGATTTACGTCTCGCGGCTGGAGACCGGGGCGCGGGTGGGGCTGTACTGGTCGCTGGCGCCGGACCGGGCGTCGGCGTATGTCGAATTGCTGGGCTGGACGGGGAAGGTGCGCGGCACGGACGGATCGGCGCGCGCCGGTGGCGATTCGGTTCAGGCGCTGATCCCGTTTCAGTCTCGTCTGTGGGTTATGTTCCAAAGTTCGATTTACTTGTTGTCCGGGTCTGACTGCCGGGATTTTGTGTTGCGGCGGTGGGAGAACGACGGCGGGCGCGGGGCAATCGCTCCCAGGGCTTGCGGGGTGAATGCGGGGCGATTGTGGTATCTGGCGACGGACGGTCTGCGGGCGACGGATGGGGCGTCTGTTGATATCGTGTCGATGCCGGTGCAGAAACTGCTGGCTCCTGCGGCGTCGTTCGGACAGGGGTTGAATGCGTCGGCGTTCGCTACGTGTGCGCTGTGGTTTAGCTCGAATCGCGTTTTCATTTCGGCGCCGCTACCGGCTCAATCGAGTATCGGGGCGACGTATGTGATGGAAGATACGGGGTCGATGGGGGCGCGGTGGTACCGGTGGCTTCTGGGTACGGTGACGGCGGGGGCGGTGTTCGGCGGCGCGGGTGACTCGGAAGATATTGTCATCGGGGATAGCGGCGGGCAGATTTACCAATTGGGGCCGTCTACGGGCGATACGACAACGTCGGGCGGCTCGGTGGCGGCGGTGACGGTAACGGTGGCGTCTCGTCGGTTTCAGGCGGCGGATGCGCTTCTGCGGGCGGAACGTATCGGGTTTTCTGCCGCGTGTGCGGATAATTCATGGTCTGCCACGATTGGTGTCAATAATCAATCGTCTCTGGCGTGGTCGCTGGCGTATTCTTTGACGGCGGGGGAAAACACTCCGGGCTTGATTCCTGTCGGTCAGCAGATCAAGGGGAACGGGCTGTACTGGACGTTCTCGGCGGCGACGACTAATCCGCTAACGTTGCGCGAGGTGGTTTTCCGTGCGGTGGAAAGGGCAAAACTATAATGCCTCTCTTTGATCCTGCGAGACCGAACGTATCGGACTACGAGGATGATATCCGGGCGTTGCTGGCGCGTATCAACGACCTGGAATCGCGACTGAAAGCGGTGGCGGCCCAGATTGCGAATCTGCAACAGCAGGTCGATTCTCTGGCTAAATGATGGGGATTGAACAGGAGATCACAATGGGAATCGAAAGCATATTCGGAGGGTCGGGCGGAGACGCCAGCGGTTACAGGTCGCAGGCGGATACGAGCGCGGCGGGATTGTCCGGCATGGGCAATATCTACGGGCAGAAGGCGCAGCGCGGCGCCGACCAGGCGAACTACTATCGACCGAAGGTGCGGTCTGCGGCGGAGAATTTCGCGCGGATGCTCGAGCAGGGAACGACAGATGACGAGCGGAACCGGTTTATCGGGCAATCGACAAACGGGGTTACAACCAATTACCTGACTGCCAGGAATTCTCTGCTGGCGGATGCGGCGCGTAACGGGGTAGATGAGGGCGCGACGGCCGCCAGTCTCGCGGGACTCGAAGGCGGGCGGGCGGGCGCAATTACTCAGGCTCAGGGCAATGCCGCGAATTATTTCGATGATCGGCGATTTCAGCGGGCGGGTCAACTGAGTGACTTGTACGGCGGGATGTACTCGCAGGGCAATAACGAGGAAAATCAGGCGCTCGGGGCGCATGGCGACATTATGAAGTATTTGTCGCAATTCTACGGGAATCAGGCGCAGGCGGCGCAGGCTTCGGATGATGCGCGGTTCGGGTCGGTGATACAGGGTCTGAGCGGGTTGGCTTCCGGGGGTTTCTCGTTGCTGGGTCAGGGCGGCAGAGTGGTCGGGAAGGCTGGTAAGTAAATCATGGCTAACAATGGGGCGGCGGCTTTGCTGGCATTGCTGGGCGGCGCTGTGGGCGGATACGCTCAGGGTCGCACGATGCGGAATCAGGAGCAGACGGCGGCTGATCAGCAGGCGACACAGCGTAAAGATATGCTCGATGAGCGGGCGACACAACAGAAGAACCTGAAGGACGAGCGGAGGCGACAGGCGCTGGTGAATGCTCCGGCGTTCTGGACGGCGACGAAATACAATCCGAATAAGGTGGCGTTGCGACAGAAGTACATTCAGGAGAATGAATTGTACGGGGCTAATATCGGCGTCCCTGATGAGATGTCGATGACGGCGGGACCGGATGGTCGGAAAATGTACGGGAAGCTGGGCGCCGACCAGACGGTCAATTCGGATGGTGAGCGGATTTATCGCAATGGTACGGTATTGGATCCAAATGTTGATCCGGAAGATTCGCCAGAGGAAAAGGCAAAGCTCTCTCTGTTGACTTTGCAAAAGAAAATTGCCGAAGGGAAGCTCAGAGACGATGTTGTAGACAGTGGCGATAAGCGGATGCAAGGGGTTGTCGGCTCTCCGATTTCGGTTCAGGCGGCGGTAGTAAAACAAGAGAACGAGATACGGGCTGCGGCTGGGTTACCGCCGATTGCGGTTCCGGGTGAGGCATCAGGAAAAGAAAATATCGTATCCTCTTTTTCATTGCAGGGGCCTGTCAATCCAAATAATCCTATTCCCTCGGTTTCTCGGCAACCTATTCTGGACTCAACAGGTAAGCCTACGGGCGGATTCAATGTTTTGACTCCTGATCAATCGGGACAAACACCAGGAACCGCATCAAAGGTCTATCCGGTTTTTAATCCGCCTATTTCGCCTACCCTTGATACCAAGTACAAGCAGGCGCAGATTAGGGAAACGGACGCGCAAGCGGCGCAGCGGGAGGCGGAAGCGAAGGCGCTACCAGCAAAGGCGGCGGCGGCATATCAAGAGGCTGTACGGAAGGGTAATATCGAGGCTCAAAAACTGATCATCGAAAACTACCGGGCTATTACCGAGAGGATCAAATTGGCGCAGGACGCAGGAGATAAGGAGGCGACGCGACAGTTACAGTTAGAGCTGGCGAAGGGGAACTGGGCGACGCAGGGGTATGTGGCAGGAATTAACGCGAAGGCGGCTGGTGATCGGCAGGGTTCGCAGGATGTTAACAGTGCGATGGCGGCATTGCAAAGGATTGTCGAGGCTGACACTAAGGATATAAAAGATATCGAGGGGTACGCCCCCTACTCGCAAGCAACAATAACGCCGAGCAGATTTTTTTCAAATACGAACAATACCACGTATCCGATGGGGCCAGATGGGAAACCTTTGTCGGCAGGGCAGGTTGCAGGGTATGCCGCAAAACTGAAAGCGGCGCGGAAGTCTTTCAATAGCCGTACTCCCATGCGCGCTATGGCGAAATACCGGGCGGGAATGCCTCTTAGTCCGGATGAAGTGAAGGCGCTGCCAGAGTTTATGCGTAAGAACTTAGTCTCGAATTCGCCCACACCAGCACCGGGCGGTGGTGTGGGCAGTGGCAACACCAAAGGGCTAAAAGGCAATATAGACGGTGTTGGTTACGAGTTTGTAAATTAGATAGATAGATAGATAGGTAGATAGAAAGACGCTTGAGGGCGTCTTTTTTTATTTGGAGTTATCCTATGCCAGATGTAGATATCACACTGAAAAACGGGCGCAAAGTTCGTGTGGCGTTCGACAAGGCGCCGTCCGAGGAAACCATTGCGAAGGTGGCTCGGATTGCGGAAGCGCGGGGTGCGGGGTCTGCGCCTTCGCGCAAAGATAATTCCAATTTGCCGGGTGGTACGCTGACTCTGGATAATTTGACGGCGCCGTCGTCTGAGACTCCTCTGGGTAATATGGCGCCGCCGATGGTCTCGGGCGCGGCGCCGCCGATGATGCCGACGATGGCGCTTCTTTCGGGCAATCCTGCGGAGATGCAGGGGGCGGGGTCTGCGGCTCCGGCTCCTCGCGCTATAACGCCACGCTTTGTCAGTCCGGTTCCGAAGTTCCGGATGCCGGTACGCGATACGAGCATGGATGCATTCACGGCGGCGACGGGGCTGTCTCCTGAGATGCTGAATCAGATCGCCTACACTCCGGGCATGGAGGGGCTGTACGGTGGCACGACGGCTCCTGATTTCAGCAATGAGCAGAAGGCGGCGGCGGGCGCGAATGCGGGGATGTCGGCGTTGCCCACGGCGGCGATGATGGCGACGACGATGGCGGCGAATCGGTTGGCGCAGACGGCGACGAATCCCTATATCAAGGGCCTCGGAATCCTGACAGGACTCGGTCTGGGCATGGGGGCGGCGGCGGGTGTGGATGTGGCGCAGAACGCGGCGCTACAGGGAGTACTGGGGGATACGGCGTACAAGGGGCTGGAAAGCAAGCTACAGGGCTACGAAACGAACTACCCCGTCGAATCGGCTATCGGGCGTAACCTTCCGTTTGCGGTGGTTGGTAAACCGGGCTTTTCTTTCACGCGGCAAGGACTACTACAGGCGGGAATGGGCGCGGCATCGAACGCGGGGATCGATGTCGCTTCGCAGGTGGTGAGGAATGTGGGGGGTGGTCGTCCGGCGTTCGGACTGGATTATAACCGTCTGGGTGAGGCGGCCGGGGTTGGTGCGCTGTTTAGCGGCGGTCATACGGCTGTCGGGCAGGCGATGGAGAATGGTATCAATCGTGCGCTGACGCCATTTACGAATCGCATGGCGACGGCGCTGAACCAGAGGGCGGCGAATCGGTTCCGGGCGGCGGCGGGTGCGGATATCAGCGCGGCTGAGATGCTACCGGGGGTGGATGCGAACACGGCGCTGACGGATTATGCCGGGTACAAACCGGGCGATACGCGCTATGACGGCGCGGGGAAACCGGTGCAGGTGGTCGAGGTGTTGCCCGACGGTCGTCTGCGGGTGCGGTCTGGAAACGGGAACATGACTCCGGTGGTGACGCCGGATGTGTTCGAGGCTCAGACTAAGGCGGGGCGGCCGGATGCGGGACCGGATGCGCCGTACTCAAGGATCGGAATCAACAACTGGCAGGCGTTGCGCGATTCGATGATATCGGAGTTTGGCTATACGCGAGACAAGGCGAACGCGGTGGCGGCCGAGTACGAATCGATAGCGCGGAGCTGGGCGCAGCGCAATGGGAAACCTGTCGAAGATTGGTATAAGCAACACGTTGCCGGAATCACGAACGGCGGCGAAATTATGGCGCAGGTGCAACTGGATGAGGCGAATCAGCAGTCTCTGCTGAAGGGCGGCAATCCGCTGACGGCTCAGGCGACGGACTTGAAAGGGTCGGCGACGGCGGTTCCTACGGCGGATTCTCCGGCGCGTCATGTTATTTCTGCGCTGGTGGCGCCGGATGTTTCGACGGCATTGCATGAGCTGGGGCATATCTTCAGGAAACAGGTCGGGGCGGAGAATCCCAACGATATCGCCATGCTCCGGAAATGGGCGGGGGTTCGGCCGGGCGACGAATGGAATGTAGACCACGAAGAAAAGTTCGCGGTTTCGTTTGAGCATTGGCTCAAGACCGGTGAGGCGCCGAATGGTTCGCTTCGTCGGGTGTTCGGGAAGTTCCGGGATTGGCTGGGGTCGATTTACACACGTTTCGTGGGCGGTAAGGCGGTGGATACGCTGGGGGCGACGCCATTCAATCCTGAGGTGGTGGATATGCTGAAGCGCTACCACGCGGATATCTCGGACATGACGGGAGAAACTGCGGCGGCGGCTCCAGCGGCTCCGTCCGTCTCTCCGGGGCGGGTTCGGGGGAATAATGCCGCGCAGACTCAGGCGCAGACTCAGGCGGCTCCGTCTACGGTTCTTCGTCCGGTGATGCAGGATGGAAAACTTGTCGGTAATGAGGCGGGGCAGACGGCGAATATCGGGTCTGGGTTGATCGTCGATATTGCGAATGAGGGCGGGACGGCGAGGAAGTACCGGATTTCTACGTCCGGTCTGATCGAGGGTCGGACGGACGGGGCGCGAACGGCGACGGGCGTCGAGATTCGGGCGGGTGGCGGACCGCGGGCGCGATTGTCGGGATATGTGGTGGAGACGCCACAGGGTCTGCACTTCGTGGAATCTCTGGGTGATGGCGCGGCGGCGCAACCATCGGGTCAGACGATTCTTCCGGGGGCGACGACGACGACGGAGGCTCTGGCTCCTCTGGTACGGACTCCAGTGAATGCGGAGAATATCAAGAGCGGGTCGGCGGCCGAGGTTTCTTTGCCGGGGTCAAACGAAAAAATCGGGGTGCGGTATGCAATCGTTGAACTGGGCGATTTGATCCCCTCTCATACCGATACATTCGCTCCTAATCCGTTGTACGATGCCGAGATGCAACCACGCGACCGGACGCGCATGGCAAGTTCCGACCAGGTCAACGATATCGTCGGAAAATTCAATCCGGCGCTGTTGATGGATTCCCCCTCGACGGCGGAAGGGGCGCCGATTGTCGGTCCCGATTTGCAGGTGGAATCGGGTAACGGGCGAACGCTGGCAATACGAAAGGTTTACGCAGAAGGCGGCGCCAGAGCGGACGCATACCGGACGGCGGCCACGGAGAAGGCGGCGGCGCTGGGAGTTAATCCAGACGATATCGCTGGCATGAAGAATCCGGTGCTGGTGCGGGTGCGGGAGACGGAAACGACGGACCGGGCGGGGCTGGCGGAACGGATGGGTAAATCCCCTATCGCGGCGCTGTCTCCTATCGAACAGGCGGCGGCGGATGCGCGGGTGATCCAGGGTAATGGCTTGCTGTCGCGGTTCGTCCCTACTGAATCCGGCCGCATTTACTCTCCGGCGAATCTGCCGTTTATCCGGGAGTTCATGGGCAAGATTCCGGCGAACGAGCGCACGACGCTGATGCGGGCGGATGGGACGCTGTCGGATGCGGGAGAGGCGCGTCTGCGGGCGGCGATATTGTCTGCGGCATACGATGATCCGGCGTTCATCGAGCGCATGACGGATTCCGATCAATTGCGGAATCTGCGTAAGGCGATCATCGAGACGGCGCCGAAGTTGGCGCTGATCCGCGAGGGTATCAGCAAGGGTCGGCTGCACGATGTGGATATCTCGTCGGATATCTCGGCGGCGGTAGACCGTGCGCTGGCGTTGTCGAAGCAGGAGGGTTCGCTTCGGGACAATATCGCGCAGGATTTGGCGCAGCAGTCGCTGGATGGCGGCCTGTCGGATGAGGCGCGGGCTATTCTGGCTATTCTGGGCGATGCAAATCGGGGCGGGGCGCGTCTGCGGGAACTGGTGGCGGCGTATTCGGACATGGTGGCGAGGGCGGGGAATCCGGCGCAGGAATCGATGGGCGGGAAGTCGTCGCCGCCGGACAAGATGGAATTGGTGCGGAAGGCGATATCGTCCGCGATGGGCGAAGAGGAACCGGCGCAGACCGGACCGGATTTGTTCGGGGATATGGCGGCTCCAGCGGCTCCAGCGGCGAAAGAAGCTCCAGCGGCTTCTGCGTCTCCAGCGGCTCCTGTGGCTCCAGCGGCGAAGGAGGCGCCCACGACGGCGGCTCTGGCAATGGAGATGGTACAGCGGCATGGGGTGAAACCTACCGAGCAGAATCTGGCGCTGGCGGAAAACGCGGTGAAGATGGCGCAACAGCGGGGTAAGGACGGGTTGGACCAGGTCGATCAGTACGTGCTGACCAGTTATGATGCGGCGTCTGGGAATGCGACGATCACTTCGCCCAGAGCGGATAAGCAGGGAAACTTTGCGTCTTATGAGGTCAACGTTCGGACGGGCGCGTCGTCTGATCCTGACTCGCTGTACCGGTTGAACGGGAGTACAGAGCAGGGGCAGAAATTTGACGGAATCAATGTGTCGCTGGCGAAGGCGGGAATCAACGAGACGGTCGCCAGTAAGCATACGATGATAGCGCGAGAGCTGGCGCGTCGTGCGGGTTACGCTGTACCGGAAATGGGCAATGATGTCCTGAAGGCGGACACGCTATTTCAGAATCAGCAAGCAAGGCAGGAATCTTACTATAAAGAGGCTATGCGTCTGGATCAGATCGGCTATACGGACTCTTATGGGTATAAGCGAGGTCCGACTTGGACAAAAACTGACGTTTTGGACATGATTGACGCTAAGACGGGGAAACTTCGTCCGTTTACAGCACTGATCGGAGACAGAACTAAGATTGGTTATTATGAACCGATTGGCGGGAAAAATTCTCCGCTTTACAATAAGGTTCTCCTGTACGGCGGTCCCGGCTATGGCATGAAGCGAAATTGGACAGATCCCAATGACAACACTCTGTCAAGGGCAATATGGGCTGTGAACGCGGGACGAGCGACCAGAATCCACAATTCAATGGCCGGACATAATGAGGTAAACGCACTGATTGTGGTAGGGTCACCAGAACAGGCGACCAGCAATCAAGAGTTTTACCGTGTATACGGTATGGAGCTGGATATTGCGCTCAAGTATGGATTGAATGGCGTAAGACCAAAAATATTAGAGGTTAACAAAGCAGTAAAAAAGATAGCCGAGGGGTTAGGTATAACTAAAATTGATACTTGGGATGATTACGTCAAATCTGCGCCATCTCTGTCATTTGAAGACAGATCCGCATTTATAAAGGCTCTGGGAGCGCCTACATTATCCAAAACGCTAAATATCCCATCCATACATCAAGTCTTAGATGGTTTTATTGATCATCATGACGCTAAAGTCGGAGACATTGTAGCTGCTGGAGTTTTGCGAAAATTCGGACTTCCGCCAACTGAAACCAGAAAACAGACCTACGTTCCCATTCCGAATCTGAACGTTCATGTTTCCTATCCTTATGCTCTGCCAGGAGTATTAACAGGGAGCGTCAATAAAGGGGTTTCAGCGCACGATGTTTTTTCCAGATGGCTGATCAATGCTGTAGCCAAGGCGAATCAGAGATCAGTGGAAATGATACATCCGACGACGGGGCCATTGACTCCTGCGGAAGAGCAAAGGATAATACAATCGTTATTCCAGGGAGGTGAAAATTATGACGGACGAAGAAATGGATCAACTGGTAAAGACGGCTTTTCAGGAAGCGAAGGAGTTCGACCAGAGAATGAACCAGGACAAGAAACTGGTGGAGGATTTCTACGGACCGGGATCCTACCCGCAGTGGCAGGAAGATATCAAGGCAATGAAGTTACCGCCAAGCGAGGACGGCAAATTGCCGGAGGGCGCGATCAAGGCGCAGGGGCTGGGGGGTTAGATACCAGCAATCTATTCCAGACGGTTCAAGGCGCTCCGAATGGGGCGCCTTCTCGTTTTAAACGAGCGACGGATTTGACGGTGGATGTGGTGACGCGTGCGCCCAGAGCGTTGCAGGGGTCGGCGGATATCTCGGCTCCGGGGCGTCAGGGAATCATTCTGACAATTGCTCATCCGGGGCTGGCGACGAAGGCGTTCAAGGAACAGATTCGGAACTTCAGGGATGTGAACTACGACCAGTGGGCGATGGATATGGACCAACGTCCAAACGCGCATCTGTACGACGAGTATTTGAAACTTTCGTACAATCAGGAGCATGGCGAAGAAACGTTCTCGTCCAAGCTGGTCGAGCGCTTACCCTGGGTCAAGGGTTCTGAACAGGCGTATATTACCTATCTCGACCAGATTCGGGCGGATGTGTTCGACAAGTGGGCGGTGGCGCTGGGCGTTCCAGAAGGCGGGATGCCGGACGAGAAACAAGCGAAGTCTCTGAAGAATGCGGGGCGTTTTATTATGGACGCTTCCGGTAAAGGCGAGCTTCCAGCGGCAATTGAGGGCAGCAAGAAATTGTTGACGCTGGCGTTCTATTCCCCCAGTTTCGCGGCGTCCAGAATAGCTCTTCTGAATCCAATGCGGTATGCGAAGCTGTGGGCGGAGGATCCTGCGGCGGCGAAGCTGGTGACGGCGGCGATGGGCAAATTTGTCGGGGCGACGGCGGGAACGCTGGCGCTGGCTCAGGCGGCCGGTTTTCAGGTGGACACAGACTCCGAATCGCCCGACTTCCTGAAAATCAAAACGGCGGACGGGAAGTTCCGCTACGATATCTCTGGCGGCCTGTCTCCTTACCTGCGGCTGGCGTTTCGATTGGTGCGGGCGACGTATGATCGGGCGCAGGGCAATCTGCCGGAACGGGGCAAGGATGCGCTGTCTATCCTGGGGAGTTTCGTCAAGGGGAAACTGTCTCCGGGGGCGTCTTTGCCGGTGGAGTTCTACACGGGCAAAACGGGCGGGGGGAAAGATTTTGATGTGACAAATGCGGTACTCTCGCGGGCGCTGCCGCTACCTTTCTCCGGGATGTACGAGGCTCTGTCGGGTGAGGGGCTGATGGGCGGGTTGCAACAGTTACCGGATGTCGTAGGAATTGGAACCAGTTATCGGCCGGACGGTGGCGGAGGGAGGTCTGGCAAGGGTGGCGGGTTGCCATCGCTCCCGAAACTGCCGGAGCTGCCACAATTACCGAAGTTATAGCTCGCACACACTTGTGCGAAGGAAGACCGCTACAATCGTAGCGGTCTTTTTTTTCGAGAGAAAGGGATGTCACGATGGAATGGCAGGCGGTGGCGGCGAGTTCTGAGGCGGTGATTGCGTTTCTGGCGGTGGGCGGGGTGATCGGTGGCGGTATTCGTTTTTGTTACGTACTTTTTTCGAAGATCGACAGGATGACGGCGACGCTGGATGTATTGTCGAAGGCGCTGATCGGGACGGCGGACACGGTGCGCGATATCGAAAAGCGGGTGATTGTGCTGGAGCGGCATTACGCCATCAAGGAGACTAAGTCATGAAGCCTGTGGAGATGGACGGATGGACGTATCGCCTACTGGCGGTATTGATTTTCGTGGTGTGTGTGGGGCTGATCGGGTGCTATATCACGCTGGAATTGATGGGGCGCACGGTTCCCCAGGCGATGGAGATCGGGATATGGGCGACAGCATCGTCGCTGGTGACATTGTTTTTACAGAAAAAGAAAGAGGATGAATCATGAGCTGGTTATCGCAGGTTTTGAAGCGGGCGGTTGGTGCGCCAGAAATCGATTTGATCAAGCTGGCGGAATCGAATCCTCTGGCGGCGGCGCTGATCAAGCCTCTGGAATGGGAGGCTATGAAGCGCGGGGTTGATGCGCTGGATGATGCGACGTTTGAGGCGCTCCGGGTGGCGGTGAACAAGCGGGCGTTCAGAAAATAGTTTTGAGAGAATCTTACGCGAGCGTAAGAAAAGGAGATTATTATGGCTATGTATGTTCCTGAACAGGAAATTATCGGGCTGTCGGGGCAGATCACGACGGTTAATAACCTGCTGGATGCGGCGGGAAGCGGGGCGAATCCTCTGGACTGCGCTCCGGGCGGGGTGAAGCTGAATACGTTATCGTTCGATATCACGACCAGCGGGGTAATTTCCGGCGGGACGATCACGCCGGAAATTTCGGCGGACGGGGTTAACTGGAAGCCTGTGTTTGTGACGCAGATTAACGCTGCGGCTCAGGTGGTCTCAACGATATCCGTGTCTACGGCGGGGTCGTATCTGGTATCGACAAGTTTTCGGTATTTCCGGTTGCGATTGTCGGCGGCGGTGACGGGCGGCGGCTCGGTGGCGGCGCGAGGATGGCTGTCTGCTGAATCAAATATGCCGGCTGTATTGCCGGTCGTTTTGAATAATGAGAATCCTATTGGCGCGACCAGTGACGCGGCGGCGTCGTCTGATACTGGCACGTTTTCCCTATTGGCGTTTTTTAAAAGGCTTCTGAATACCTATCTGTCGCCGCTACTGACGCGCTACCCTGCCGATATTGCCATTACCGGGTTAACCGGGCAATCGGCGACGGTGAACAACCTGCTTGACGGGGCGACGGCGGGTGCGGCGGTTACGGATTGTGCGCCAAATGGGACGTTGTA